ATTTTGAAAATTAGACATTTTTTCCCAAGCAGTTACATGAGTTGGATTACCATATGCAGATAGTTTTTTAAGTATTTCTAATTGTTCAACGTGAGTCTTTTTTCTTGTAAAAGTTCCATCAGCAGTTGTTTCTTCTACATCAGAAAGTAATTCAGCAAATAAATTAGAAACATCATCTTTTTCTGCATCAGCTTTTTTCTGTCTATCATCACTTTCTAAAACTCTTCGTTTATTATTTAATGCTAAGATAAGCTCACGAGATTCTTTAGAATAAGTATTCATTAAAGAACCTAATTCATTACCACCCTTACCTGTGCCTCTGTTAGTTGTCAAAAGTATAATAGCTTTATCTAATTGGTCAGTGTTAGTAGCTGTATCAATAAGCCATCTAGCGTGACCTAAAGCCACTTCCATATTTAATTCATTAGTATCAAAGAAGTATGCTTTTTCTTTTCCATCTATAGGCATAGCTGTATTTAGACTTTTAATTGTTTCCCAATATTTTTCATCTATCTCATCAGCACCAATAGTAGTATCTAAAAAGTTTACTGCTTTATTAATTTTTACTGTATGAGCCCATTCAGCTCTATTTTCAGCATCTTTAATTTTTGCTTTTGCAGACCATTCATTGAATACAGCAGAAAATCCTGTTGTAAATTGTGAACTAGCTTCATTAAAATCAGGTAAATATTGTTTATACCATTCTTCTAAAGTTTGATTACCTTCTTTAAAATCATAAGAATCAATGTTTTCATTAATTTTTCTAATAGTTTCAGCCGCTTCAAATCTTCCTGAGTGTGTATCTACTACCGCAGTAGCATATTGATTACTTAATTCAGGAATTTCATCATTTAAAATAGCTTTTTCAATTTCTTTTGTTGTCCAACCTTGTGCATAAAGCTCGTCCATTTTAGCTCCTGCATCAGTTTTTTTTCTTTCAATATGTTTTTCTCCCCATTTATTCATAGCGGGAGTAAGGTCATTTTTTAAAGCAGAAACAATTTGACCCATTTCAGTATTTCTAGCGTCTATATGTCTAACAGTTCCTTTATAACTTGAACCTATCCATTTGTTAGTTACTTGTGATTCATATTTTTTTGCCATAATTAAGGTGCTACTACCAATCCTTCATCTTTTTTTCGTTTATTAATCCATTTATTATCTGAACCTGCATAATTTAATCCGTGTGAACCAAGTTCAATTACTGAACCTATTAAGCTAGGTGGTTGAGATGGTCTTATGTTAGCATAGTTTCTGTGCATAGCCGCATAAGCATCATTTTCAGAACCTTGTAAAGATAACATATCTCTTTCAAAATCAAATGCAATTTGAGAGAAACCTAAATCGTGTTCTCCACTCATATCTTGCATTACTTTAAGTGAGTTTCCAAATCCTGAGTTAAGAGCATATGCTTGATTTTTAGTTAATTCTTGTCTTGCTTTTAATTCAGCTAAAGCCTTTGCTTGTGTTGCACGAGAAGCCTCATTATCAATTTTAGATAAATCATTCAAATATGCTTGATTAGCATTTTGCATACTAACTTCATTAGCCGCAGTATTCATTTCGTGTACTGCTTTATCATTTTGATGTTTAGCGACAGTTCCGACTACTGCCAACGCTAATTGGGCTTCAGCTACTCCACACATTATTCTTTATTCATCTCCTTTATCATTAATAAGAAGGGTAATTTTCCTACCCCGTATTCTTTAATTTCTTCTTTAGGTTCAAATCCAAGATACTGTAGCCATTTTAATGACTTCCAATTTCTTCTATCAACCCAGTTGTATATATAAGTATAGTCTTTACCCATTTTAGATACCCAGTAAGGACATTCCTTAATAAATTGTTTTGTATGTTTAAATAAATCTTCACTTGATAATAACCAAGCTACTCCATATTCAGGGTCTTTTGTTGGAGTAACCCCAAACATACCTATTACTCCTTCACTGGCTGAACCAATGATTGTAAAATTTTTACTTCCATCATAAGTAAACGGAGTAATTAAAGCCTCTAACGGAGAAACTCCATTTGATGCTCTTACTTCGTCCTTATCTGCTTTACGCATTTTAGGTGCTAATTTTAATACGTCAGCTAATACTGCGGGACGTACATAGTTTTCTCTTTCCATTATATCCTTGTTGCTCTGTTGTGGTATAAACCTTCTACTTCCGCACTTGCTATATACATAGGTAAGTGTGAACTAGATTTAATGTCAAAAGTAAAATCGGTATTTCTACATTGTACTGGCACTTTAATAGTTCCTGAAGACAATGCGGCAGACCCAATGGTACTACCTGCTGTCCCTAGAACATATCCGTTCATTACAGTTGTAGATTTACTTCTATTCTCAGGTGTTACTTCTGCTGTGAAGAAACCTGAATTTTCGTAAGTTAATGCTATATTTCTAACTTGGTAACGACCTGTAGTTACAGCTAAAAGTCCTCTACCAGTATTTTCTCTAACGTATTGTGGTGATAATGTATACTTAGATTCAAACGGAACACCTATCCATAAATTTGTATGGTTTCCTACTAAAGTATAATTAGAGCCACTGACAAATGTTAAAGCATAATCTGCTCCATCAGTTTTGTCTACAGCTTTTAAACCTGTTTTAGCTCCATATGGAGACGTTACAGTTGTTAAATTTGTTGTACTAGAATATGACCCTGTAACTGAAGCCATTTTATCAAGATATATTGCGTGTCCTAATGTTGCATCTTTTAAATTTCTTAAATCTATTTTAAATAATTTTGTATTTGTTCCTTCAGCAGTAAATAAATAAATATTACTTTCTACTGACATACCACCTAGTATTTTAACTCCATCAAATTCCCATTTAGACCAAGCAGTTTGTACTTTTTCTCCACCATCAAAGAAATATTTATAAATATACATAGTCTTAGCATTAGTTGATGTTACATTTGAACCTGTAGTATAAGGAACAACTTGCGTATCTGCTGTGTCTGCACATAAAATTGCCATACAATCTTCAACAGTATTACTTACAATTTGATAAGCATTAGATGGCATTAAACTTTGTACTGAAACTGAAATATCTAAACCATCATTTGTTAATGTATCATCATCAGCATAGTATTCTCTTATTGCTGTATTGTTTGTTCTAGCTTGAGCAAAATAAGCAAACTTACCTGCCGCAATAGGTGTTACTGAATCATCGTGTTCAAAACTTGACACTTCATTTAAGATAGCAGTAGTTGGACTTATAGTATCTCCTGCGTGGTCAAGTTTATATTGAGCTGTATCAGAGAATAATAATAATGTTTCATTAAATCCTACTGAGTGTTTCAATGTATTAACTTGTGTTCCTGAAGCCGCTATATCAATAGGGTCAGTGTCTAAAACTTGTGTAACTGTTGTAGCAAAGAAATTAAAGTAACTAGCATTTTCAGTTAAAATTAAATTCTCTCCTGATAACAGTCCTAATCTATTTTTATAATATGTTAAATTCTGTATTGTTTTACCTACAAATGAAGGATTAGGATTAGTGTCTGTAGCATCACCACAATTTCTATCTGTCCAATCTAATTTTTTAAATGTAAATGTACCATCATTATTATTAACTAAAGCGTGAGGCATTGTAGTATCATCTAAACCTAAACTTGTTGCAGGTGCAATAGTTTCTGTCCACACACCCATACCATCAAATTTAACATAGTAATCAGAAAGAGTATCTCCTTCATCACCTGTTACTTTAACAATAGTTCCTGTTTTTCCATAGTAAGGTAATTTTGTAAAATCTTGTATTGTATCTCTAATAGCATACATCGCTGTATTACCTGAACCATCAGATGTACTTAATGTATATGTCTTAGCTTGATTAATAATTTTTCCGTAAATAACAGAATCAAATTGTTCAAAATTAAAATAAGTATTTATATCAGAAAAGTTTGATAATCCATTTGTAGATAATGTTGCTCCTGTATCTGTTCTAATTGTTTTAAAATCAATACCATTTGCACTTGAATTATAATGGGAACTTGCTTGTCCCTTCATTAATATATCTGTTATTTTATTTGTATCTCTATATTTACTATCTGTAGAAGCATCATTTCCTGTAGGGATTTGAAATATACATTCTATTTCATAAGCCCAATCTTCGTGTTTTAATGCTACTTTATATTCTCTACCATAATTAGTTGATTTACAGTAGATATGAAATTCCTCTATTTTTGCCGCAGTTGTTGTACTGTCAGCCGCAGGTATAATTGACTTATTAACTATAAAAGTGAAATCCGCAATATTAACCATACGAAAATCATTTTTAGGATTTGTAGAATTAAGGTAAGTATTTCCATTAGGATAACTTACAGTTTTTTCATTACCTGCTAAATCATAAACTTTAACTCCATTATCATAGAACGCAACTAAATATCTATTTGACGCATCTCTTTGTATACTCCATATCTTAGCAGTATTAGGAAATACATTTGTATTATCTAATGTAGCTACATATTCTAAAGGTGGTCTCTTTGATAACCCATCTACAATGTTGTTTTGACAATTAACTTGGTCTTGACCTTGATTAATACCACGTTGTGAAGCGGTTTGTTGAGACATACCATTTAGAAAATTTGGTATTGATTGTGAAATCACCTGTCCCATTAATAAGTCCTTCTAATAGTCCTGTTTATAATTGAATAAGTATTAGTATCACCTTCTAATATATTAGCGTCAGCACTTCTACTATCAGCTTGTCTAAAAGCGGCTAGTGCTTCTTGTTCATCATTTCCTGCCATTTCAGTGATTCCTTTATCCCCAATATATCTTGAAGCAAAACGTCTAGCGGCTTTAGTTGCTATATATTGTCTTGCATATTCAGGGAGTTGTTCAAATTGTTGGACTAGAACTAAGTCACAAGTAGGTAGGACGTTTGATGTTCCAAATACATCGGTATGATTATCCATATCATATAGAAAACCATTACGAATAACTAAATTTCTATCTCGGTATTGTGCGGAAGCATCGGCTTGTACGCAATTAGATGGTAAGGGTACTTTATTGTCTGTATCTTTTGCTAGTACATACGCATAATGGGTATTAAAATTCCACCCCATTGATTGAACTGACATTGAAGTTTCATCTAAAATATTTTTAGCGACAGATACATCGGTAGTTACTGTCCCTGTAATTGAGTTTACAGGAGCTTCTCCTATAACGCTCAACATTTGATTAACTGTTTGTAATTCAGTCGTAGGTGTAATTTGTGTTGCCATTATATTATACTATTATTGCTATTAATAAAATTATTGTAAAAGCAATACTAACTTTTTTATGTTCATTCCAAAAGTGTTTTGCTTCTAACATTGTTTCTGTTATTTTATTTATCATTATTTTTATATCCTCTTATTATAATTTACTAGAGGGGATTAAGCTCCCCCCTAGACTTTGTTATTAAGATATTTTGATTGTCTTTTCTTTCTTATCTTCAGGTAAATTCTGAATCAAAGAAATGTTTAGAACACCATCTTCTAACTTAACTTCTTTTACTTCCGTAAATTCAGCAAGTTTAAATGATTGTTCAAAAGACCTTTCACCAATACCTTTGTAAAGATAATCTTTCTCTTTACTTTCTTTCTTTCCTTTTACTTTTAAGACATTTTCTTTGACAGAAATTGTAAGGTCATCTTTTGAAAACCCTGCAACAGCCATTGAAATGTTATATATACCATCTGACATTCTTTCAATGTTATATGGCGGATAACCAACTGTCTTAAAACTTCTAAGCTCATCAAATAGGTCATCAAAACCTACCGAAAAAGCTCGGAATGGTGTTAAGTCTAGTGTCATATTTCCCCCTTTCTTAGGCGAGTTAATCAAGATACCCACTAGGCATATCTTGAAGTTATTATAAGTAGAAAAGGGGGATTGCTCCCCCTAATCTATTGTGGTGTAATAAAGAAACTATTACGCTTCTTTAATTCCTACAGCCGCTTCAGGTCTAAGAACGCCGTGTCCCATAGCATATTTAGCGACCATTAATGTTCCTTGTCTTCTGATGTCATATTCTGACTCAACAGCCAAGTCCATAAGTTTAACAGTACCAACAGCACTAGGGTGTGATACAAGACCTTCATAGTTAGTAAGGTTTACAGATTGAGGCGTTCCGCCTGTAGCTGTTTGACCTGCATCTACGTCTGAAGTTCCTACATCATCTTTCACAAAATGAGGCATAGGTACTAATTCAATACCTGCTATTTTTGTTACTTTACCTTCTGCGATTGAGCCTCTACCACTAAAGTCTACGTTAATAGCATTAGTTGCATTAGCTAACTTGTAGTACATTTCAGGTGTTAGAAAACATTTTCTACCTTCTGAAGGAACGTAGTTGTTATCTAAGTTTTTAGCACAGTCAAATAATGCTGTGATAAACCCGTTAGCACTTGTAGCCGCAGTTGCGTTAGCGATGTCAGTGTTTGTCACAGTTGAACCTGCACCATATCCAGTATCAGATACGTTTGCGTTCGCTTGTGACGCTAAACCAATAGTTTGTAAAACGTGCTTATCTTTAACAAAAGCTAAAGCTCTACCGATTTCAGCAGAGTATGCACTTCTTACGTCCCAGTGATTTTTTGCTTCCTCAATGTTTGATAAAAACACTGAAGATGTTAAAAGGTCATTAATTGTAATAACCTTTTCGTTGTGGTTTACATCAGAACCAAGTATTTCTGCTCCTGCTGTATGATAAGCCGCATCAATTCTTCCCATTACTGGAAATGTTGCAGACTTCCCACTAGAGATAGAACGAACCATCTCTTGTCCGCCTGTTTTTGAAGCTCTGTCAAAAGAAGTAAGAACTTCTCCCGCAAAAACTTTTAAAAACAATGCGTCTTCTGTTCCCGCTTTATTTACTCGTCCAACGGAAACTGGTGTTGCATTTGACATAATATTCTCCTATTAATTATATCGTTGTTGTTAATAAAAGCCTCGTACTTTCAGCTTCTTATACTAAATTGTCTTCCCGCAAGAAGGTTAAGATAATATACTTACTTACTTGGCAGTTGCCATCTATAAAGATTGCACAACTATGTTATATTAAGATTGCCACTTGTCTCATAATTACTCATTCCTGAAGTATTATTTAAGTTTGCAATTTTCTTATCAGGTGATGAGGTAGTAGTTTCGCTCACAGTGCCAACATTTCTTTTCTTTGTTGTTTTTTTAGCTGTTGGTTCTTTTGCTTTAATCATTGTTTGACTACTTTTACTACCTATACACATAATTTTTTTCTATATTTTACTATTAGCTAATTTATTTTTAACTTCAGCTTGATAAGCAGGGTCTTTAGAATATCTAGGGTCAGCCATAGCTTGTGTAACTTGAGCCCAAGATGCAAAACCTTGTTCACCACTTGGAGATGCTTTACCTTCTACTAATTTAGGTTCACTTCCAGTTGATTGTGCATATCTTGCTTTAAGACCTACTACAGCTAACTTAACAGCTTCTAAATCTTTACTGTTTACTGCCGCATTATAAGCCTGTTTTTCAGTTTCAGATAAATTATTACTAGCCCACTCAGACATACTATCATATGCCTCAGCTCCGCCAACCATATTTTTAACTGTTGCTGATTGTTGGTCAGCTATTGCTTGTTGTCCTGCAATAAATCTGTCCACATATTCTTTTGGTATTCCTGCTTTTTCTAATGACTTATAAGAATTGTCAGCAAGTTTACCCTCTTTAGCAAACTCTTCAGAAAGAGTTTCCATATTTAAACCTGCACTGTCTACTGCTTTTGTAGCAATATCTAAATCAGATTTAGGTTGTTCTTCTTTTGTTTCTGCTTGTGAAACTGGGTCTACTGATTCTTTAGTAGGTTGAGATTGCTCACCAAGTTTTTTCTCTAACTCTGAATATGATTTGACCATATCTTCAACTGAGTTGAATTTTTCGGGCAAACCTTCAGGTCTACTTTGTGTAGGCTTATTCTCTTCTACTGGTTTCTCAGCAGTAGTCTCATTACTTTGTACTTCTACTTTATCTACCATTTTATTTTCCTTCTATTATTGTGGTTGTGGCTTAGTCATATTACTTGCCACAGGAGCTACAGCTTTTTCTGCCATTTGCATCATTTGTTGTTGTTGCATTTGTTCTTGCTGTGCTTGTTGTTCAGCCGCCATTTGTTCTTGAGATTTAATTAAACCTTCCATCTCTATTCCTAAACTTGTAGCGATACGTTTAATTAAATCATCAGGATTTAACGATTGAACTACTTGTGGATTCATCTGAGCTAGATTACCTAACTCAGCCACAAATTCTCTTAATTTTTGTAAATCATTTCCTCTACCTAATGCTTCAATACCTGTAATAATTGTAGGTTTAACTGAATTTTTAGGTAATGGTGGAATCTCTTTTGATTCAGCCATTCTTTTCATTAGTATTGTAACTAATGGAAGTTGAAATTCTTGTGATAATAATGAGTATATACCACCCATAGCTGTTTCTAATTGTTCAGCCATATATCTAATTTCTTGAGCTGTTACTCTTTCAGCATCTCTTTGAATTGCTGTATGTAATAAGAAAGCATAAGACATTCTTTCTTCTAATTTTGCAATACTTCTTTCTACTACTTGTAAATCATATTGTTTCTGTGCTTGTAATACAGATACATCTTCTTCTGAACCAGTAATAATATCACCATTTCTAGTTAAAGCTAAATCTCTTTTCTTAGTAACAGAATTAGGTCTTACCATAAATACTACTTTAGAAGAAGCCGCCGCACTTTCAACAAGTGCTTGAGACAATCCTTCTAATGATTTAAGGTCTCCTAAAAATTCTTCTACATATCCTCTACCATAATCTTCACCATCAACTCTAACCATTCTTAATGCTTGATAAGGAAGTTGGTTTTTAGGAAATGTTCCTATTGAATCAGGAATTTTAATTCCGTGTACTTCTTGACAAATGTAAAATTTCTCATCTTCTAATTTATAAATATGTGTATATAATTCGCAGTCTTCATCTTTTTTATAATCTGCATCTTGTATTACCATATTTCTAACATCTGCATCTAAACTTAAAGGACTAACACTTTCTTTAATAACTATTTCTAATATGTTTCCTGAAGCATCTCTATTAACTACATAATGAGTAATAGGAAATACTCTCATCGTTCCTTTTTTAGGAAGATAAGTTAATACATTTCCTGATACTATTAAATGTTTAAGAGCTTCAAATACACTAACTCTTAAAGCTAACTCTTCAATCTTTTTAGAAACTTCTCTTTCAATATTTGCTAAAGATTTTTCTATTTCAGATTTCATTTCTTTATTTTGGTCAAGTTCTTCTTTTGTTTTTCCGCTAACGGATAATCTAAAAAATGGGGAATTTGGTGGTAGTAATAAAAGAAGTAACTTAGAGGCTAAATTGTTTACGCCTCTAGCTCCTACCGATTGGAAGGGATTGTATAATTTTGATGAATGATTAAATCCATCTGCGGGTATTAAAGAAGATATTGTAAGTTCACTACACTCTTGAGCTCTATCTACGAACAATTCTCTTTTGTCTTTTAATTTTAAATATCGTTCTTTCGCTGTAGGATTAACCTGCATCATTGTTTCGTTGCTCTTTTTAGTTACCATTTATATCCTTTATGCTGTATAAGATACGCCTGAACTTGAAGCACCTGTTGTAGTGTTCACGCCAGTTTGTAAAGCTGTTGTACCTGATTTAGATGCTATTTTCTTTTTCTTCTTAACATCTTTATCTGCTGTTACCAACTCTATCGGTTTCTCCTGTACTTCTTCCATTCTTGAAGCAACCTGAGCAGGTGCTCTTTGAATTGGAGCTTGTTGTACTTTAGGTGATGACATACACATAGTTATTTAGTCCTCTCTTTAAGTGTGTTTATGAATCGTACTACGTCCCTTTGACCTGCTTTAAAATAGATAGTCTTAGTATCATCTTTTAAATTAGGTGATTTCTCAGGGTATACATTATTCAAAAGTTTTACCAAATCTTCTGATTTAATAGGTAAAACTAAATCTTCTTCGTTGTTTTTAGCCATATAATTCTTCTAAAACGGGCACTTTAGTTCCAAAGTTTACCCGTTATAGTTCCTTTATTGTATTCTGTTGCTCTATTCTCAAAGAAATTAGCGTGTTCTACACCATTTAATACCCAATCTAACCAACCTAAAGGGTTATCTTTAACTCCATAATTAGGTTTTAATGATAACTGAAGTAGTCTTCTATCCGCTATATATCTTATATATTTCTTAACTTCATCAGCACTTAGTCCTCTAATACCACCCATAGCAAAAGCTAAATCTATAAATTTATCTTCAAGCTCAACCATATCTCTTGCTGTTTGATATATACTTGCTTTAAATTTTTCTGTCCAAATATTAGGGTTTTCTTTTACTAATGTTTTAAATAATTTAATCATACTTTCAACGTGATGTGTTTCATCTCTAATAGACCAAGTAACTATTTGACACATACCTTTCATTCTACCATATCTTTGAAAGTTAAGTAGCATAACAAATGAAGCAAACAGTTGTAGTCCTTCTCCAAATGCAGAAAAACAAGCGATGTCTCTAGCTAAACCTTGAACACCTTTTCCTTTATCTTTAAATAAATATGTATGTTTATCTGACATTTCTTTATATTCTTGAAATGCTTTAAAGTCTAATAACTCAGGCTCACCTATAGTATCATTAAGTAAAGCATAAGCGTGAGCGTGATTAGCTTCTGCTGTTGCAAAAGAAGACAACATCATTCTAACTTCAGGTGGTTTAAACATAGGAATATATTTATCTAAATATGCTTGTGCTATATCAACATCACCTTGAGTAAAAAATTTTAATATTTGATTAATTAAATTCTTTTCTTCTTTAGTAAGTCTTTCATTCCAATCTCTTATATCTTCGTGTAATGGTACTTCACTAGGAAGCCAGTGCATTTTTTGCATTGTGTCATAAGATTCAAAAGCCCATTCATAATCAAATGGTTTGTAATGTATTCTTTCTTTAAATAAACTCATCTTAATAATTCAATCCCTTCTATAATAATAATTGCTAATAATTCTAATGCTAATATTGTATGATATACAGTCCACAATATAGTTTGTTTATCTTTATTAACATATATTACTTTCTTTTTATCATTATACTCTACTTGTATAACATCAGGTTTCTTCTCTTCCATTACCCCTCACACGATAAACAATCAGCTTCAGGTATGATTGTTCTTTCTATTTTTTTAGAAACTAATTCAGCTCTTTTAATTGCTTCAGAACGACAATAGTATAAAGTTTTTAATTTTCTTTTCCAAGCTAACATATGTATGTCGTGTAGTTCTTTTATATCTACATCAGCAGGAACAAAAACATTAAGACTTTGTGCTTGACAAATAAACTTTTGTCTATCTGCGGCGTGTTCTATAATCCATTGTTGATTAATTTCTATAGCTGTTTTAAAAATATCTTTTTCATAATCAGTTAGTTCTTTTAAATGTAATACTGAACCTCTATTAGCTACAATACTTGACCATACTTCTTCAGTATTAATTTCTTTCTTTTCTAAAAGTTTTTCTAAATATTTATTCTTAACTAAAAAAGAACCTGACATAGTTTTTTGAACATAAGCATTAGCTCTATAAGGTTCTATTGATGGGGAAGTAGTACCACAAATAATAGATGATGAAGCGTTAGGTGCGATTGCTAATAAGTGTGCATTTCTCATACCTGTTCCTTCCATATCAGGAGCTTCACCTCTTTTAATTGCTAGTCTTTTAGACTCTTCCACTGCTTGTTCTTTAATGTGTTTGAATATTTTTAAATTTAATGACTTAGCTAATACAGATTCAAAAGGTATTCCTTTAGATTGTAAGTAAGCGTGAAAACCCATAGCACCTAGACCAATACTTCTTTCATTGTTAGCACTAAATCTAGCTCTAAACAATTCATCAGGTGCATTTTCAATAAAGTATTGTAGTACATTATCTAAAAAACGAATCATATCAGGAATGAATAAAGTATCTTTTTTCCATTCTTCATATTTTTCTAAGTTAAGGGAAGACAAACAACAGACGGCTGTCCGTGTTTCATTTGTAGGTAGGGTTATTTCAGTACAAAGATTAGAATGATGTACTGTTAATCCTAAATCTTTTTGTTGTTGAGGTAGTCCTTCATTTATAGTATCACTAAAACAAACATAAGGCTCACCTGTAGCCACACGATTCTCTAAAATTTTTTGCCATAAATCTCGTGCTGATATAGTTCTTACTTTTTCTTTTGTGTGAGGGTCAATTAAATCCCAACTGTCATCATAAGTAGGTTCTTTAATACAATTATCTATAAGTTCCATAAATGTATTTGGAATATTTACTCCGTGATGTAGGTTTAAACATTTTCTATGTATGTCTCCGCCACTAGGTTTTCTTATATCTAAAAATTCTAATATTTCAGGGTGTGATATATCCATATAAGAAGCATAACTTCCTCTTCTAGTTTTACCTTGAGAGAAGGCAAGTATTTCTGAATCTACAACGTGCATAAAAGGAATTACTCCTGAAGATTGTGAGCCGCCTGACGTACTTACACCATCACTTCTAACGTGTCCCCAATAACCACCGATACCACCACCAACAGAAGCTAACCAAGCATTTTCTGTATAGTGTTCAGCCAGTTCACCTCTACTATCACCAACATAATTTAAGAAACAAGAGATAGGCATACCTCTTTTAGTTCCTGCATTACTTAGGATAGGAGTAGAAAACATACACCAAAGATTAGAAACATATTCATATATTCTTTCAGCCATTTCATCATTATCAGAAAAGGCTTTCGCCGCTCTCATAAAAGCATCTTGAGGTGAGTGTTCATCAGGTAATAAATACCTATCTTTTAATGTAGTCTTGCCAAAATCAGTTAGTAAGTTATCTCTTTCGTAATTCATTATGCTCCGTTAAATTCATCTTCGTTAAATTGTTTATCATTAGGTGTGTTGTTTGCTATATCATCAAAAAACTTTTCTGTTTCTTTATCTACTCGTTCTTCTTTATTCTTTTTAGATTGTTCGTAAGATTCTTTTAATTCATCTTGTTCTTTTTTTCCAAATATTCTATTCCAACCTTCTTTATATTCTTTAGTAGGGTGATGTATCGGATTGCCAAACATATTAAGGTTTTTACCTTTTAATTTTTTATCTTTACT